CTCCCGTAAAAAGGAGTAGAGAGTAGTATCTATTATTTAAGCTTTAAAGTAAAGATCCTGATGGAACTTCACTAAAGCTTTGATAAATTCTAATTCACCAGGAATACGGTGATGGTCTTCTACCTGTTCAAACATGTCGATAAACTCTTCAGCCGTACCACTGAAGAATCGATAGTTCCAGACATCAATCTTAGTAGAAGTCGTAATGAAACCAGAATCCACACAAGGATTACGATAGAAAGTCCAATCGTCTTTCTCAGCGACATCAAAGTTGATTTCACCGATACCAAATAGAATCATACTGTTACTGATTATACCTCGAGCGACCATCATGTGTCCAGATACCATAGCATAATCTTTAATGACGGCCTCACCATAGACACGAGCATTTTCAGATACAGTAGCATTATCTTGTACTGTAGCAAATCCATTTACTCTAGCGTGATCAAAAACATTACCATTGTCTTTAACACGAGCATTACCAAAAACATACGATTCACCAAATACACGAGCATGACCTTCTACGATAGCATTTTGTAATACTTGTGCATCGTCGTAGACATGAACATAATCACGTGCAATGGCATTGTCTTTGACTTTGGCATTGTGATAAACCATCGCATCACCATAAATCCAACATGGTCCTTCATGAGATAAGTTGTCTTCACTCTCTACAAAACCACCCATATTTCCGGCTTCTACATCACCGAAGTCTTTCAAAGCTTTAATACGATAAATCGTAGAGCCATTCATGGTAATTGCTTGATCTTTTAAAATCTCGTATTTTTTATCCATTATTCATTTCCTTTAAAATTAGATTAAAAAAGAAAACACTCTCCGACCCATTGCGGATAGGAGAGTATTACTTTCAAAGATTATTTGCCGAGTTTCTCAGCACCCAATTCGTACATGGCATCACGAATGTGTTTGTGTTGACCACCGCGAGATTTGGCATCTTTAGAATCGGCAATAGTCAGAGTGCTTTCGATGCGACCGAACTTGGTTACTTCAGTCGCTTCACCACCTTTTTCTTTAGGAGGAGTGCGGCTGATGTATTCACGAGTCACCAGATGCTCTGCGCTTACACCTTTAGAGATGTGGAAGTTAGCAGACAGGGACTGCAGGTTTTTGTCTTTAGCCATTGCACCAATTGCTACTTCACCAGTAGCCAGAGCAGTAGCGGCAGTAAATGCATTAGTCACTTTGAATACTGCTTCCATTTGTTTCGCATCTACGTCCGCACCGTGACCAGCCATGTAAGTCATCGCAGCATCGATTGCTTCTTTCTTGGTTTCCAAAGCTTGAGACTCTGGATTGTATACCAGATGGTCTTTAGCGATGATATCGGCAAGTTCACGAGTTTGTTGATTAATAGGCATTTTGATTTCCTTTTTAAAAGATTGAAAAGATATTAAATAAAAGATTACTTCTACATGTAGAAGGATAACTTAAAGAACAGATTCTCGCATTACCTTCATGTTAATAGTATATTGTTGTAATATTTTAGAATATCTTCTCTTTAAAGAAAATCAAGGTAAATACCCATCAAAACCATCTAGTGTCTCAGGTGCAAAAGAAATGGGTTTGTAAATGACATCAAACTCTTGCATTCCAATATAGAGTAAAGAGTTATCAATCGGACGAATACGAATCCTCCCCGTATCGTACTGGAATCCATTATCTTGGAAATCTAGTACTTCTACTTTTAAAGATTCTTTTCTGTATCGAACAATATTCAAAACAGAAGCATCAAGTTCTTCAGGAGTAGGGACAGGATTTAAATAAGTATTCGTAGTAACCACATAGTTACCATCTTGAGTCAATACTCTGTCAGCATAGACCCACCACTGAGCACCTAAATGTACTCGACGATAAGGTTGAATGAAAGTCTGACCTTTCCATCTTTTAGAGTTAGGAGAGACTTTCAGATTCACTCGTGTATTCTTTAAGTCTACATCGAAAACCTTATCACGAATATCTTCTTTAGTAACCTTAACACTTTGTCTTACTAAAGTCTCAGGTTTACCAATAATCAGATCACTTACTTCCATTGGGAATTCACTTCTTTCATTCACATGTCGAAGTAAGTTCTCTTCTTCAGTCAGATTAGGATCAATCTTCATTTAAGATCCTTTCTCTATACTCAATTACCAATTCATGAATACATTGGATTTAACAGGTTTCTTATCCATCTTAGCAATCTCTGCTAAAATAGAAGCTGTACATGATTCTACAGATACGGTTTCATTAGCCAAGAGCTTACGAGCAGCTTTAGGAGAAACTTCTACATCCAAACCACCATGAGACACAATAGCGTCTTCCGCAGACATAGGCAGAGCAGGTTGGTTAGATTCTAAAGAAGGAGAAACCAGTTTTTCAGCACAGCTAATACCAGGTTCATTCACGTAGTCAAACGTAATTACTGTATGCAATACTTTACAGTTTTTACCATTGATGACTTGACGAGTCGTCAGAGAACGAATACTGAAGCAAACATTTGCACCTTTAGTCTCTAAGTCTTTCTTCAGGAATTCACCATAAGGGCCAGTAGGACGAACCTTAGCCATGATACCGACACATTTCTCACCAGTTAAAGGATCAATGTATCCAGGTACCAACCAGATTTCACCAAAGACTGCACAAACGAGTTTTTCATCAATACGGATATTACGCTCTAAAAACTCCATGTCAGTTTGACCAGGGACTTTAGAAGGATGACCGTATTCGGCTTTAATGAAACCACCAGCAATTCGTTGATTAAATAAAGTGCCAGGTGCAAAGAACTTCTCAGCACCTAGAGAAGAGTAGTATTCATTCTCTCCAGTTTTAGGATTGATGTTTTTAGATTTGTGATCCAAAGCACCAACACAAATGGTGTAATAACCGTTTTCATCCGGAGTGAGAATACCTTGTTTATCAGTACCGTCTAAACGAGTACAGCGGTAAACAAAATTAGACATGTCTAATACTTTCTTGTTTTAGTATCTTAATACGTAATCAATCAGTTCTGTCTGAGTTGTCGGATTACACAATGATGATACGACCCCAGTGTAGAAGTAACTACCGGTTAACTTAGTCAATGCCGAAGAAGCAGAGAAGTTAACAGAAGATGCAGGTACAAAGACAGGCATCACTTTATCAGGATCGATATCGTTCAGTATTTCACGATAGTACTGATTGATGTTATTGGGGTTACGAGCAATAATGCTAATCGGAATAGCCAAAGATTCAAATGTATCACCAATCGACTTACCAGCATATTTACCCGTTTGGGAGAATACTCGTCCCATGTCAGCATAAGAGATAAAGAAAGGGACTTTACCTTTCGTGACAAACTCTTTATAGGATTTACCAATCAGTTTGTCTTCTCTTACGACCACTAAACTTTTAATCAAAACACTACCAGGCTCGTAAGTGAGTTCGTAGTATTTTTCATCATTAATCGTAATGGTGTTAATCGCATCAGGATCTGAATGTACACTTGCCATACAGTTAAAAATAGCATAGTGTGTTTCCTCAGGATTGGTAATCAGAAACAAGCTATAAAAGCTAGTGTCACTACCCACACGAGCAAGACCTACCATTTCGTAACGAACGGGAAATATAATCTTACATCCTGTGGTCGTAATCAGTTGGTTATTGACTTCTTTCAAAGAAGCCATGATTTTATCTTTATTACGAATACCGTATCTCATGGTAGGTCTATTCCTTTAATTACTCTTTGACAATTTCAATTTGTCCTGCTACCCATTCAATCAAGATATTGATAATAGCAGTAGAAACGATAGTCGCTGTATCCAATTCTGCTTTCGCATTTTCAGCTTGAATCAAGTGTTTCAGAATCAGACTAGCCATGGTGTCTTTGAAGAACAATTCACAAACCACATCAGAAACCACGATAGGCAATTCAGTTTCCAAAATACGAACGCCAGGATAGTAGGCATTCAGGTATTTAGAAATAATACCACGATATTCCAAAGTCGGTTTGTCTTCAATGAATGCTTTCAGTTCAGCATGCTCATCATTCTTCGTATTGTCAATCAAAGTCAATACAGCAGAAACAATGGCATCAAATGTACGTGCGGCACGACGAGTATTATCAATCGCATTAGCAGTAGTCAAGATCAATTGACCACGACGAGCCAAGTCTTCAGCATTTTCATTAATGGCATCCAATTGACGATAAGCCATCGGATTACCACTGTTCATGATACCTACCAAGATATCCGCTTTATTAGCGACTTCAAAAGCAGCATAAACGTCGTAGAAGACATTAATGGTTTTGGTTTCTACTGATACAGAAGAAATCATGGTTTTAGCAGAAACAGCACTAGAGTACATATTTGCAAAAGCAAATACCACACGAGTACAAGCCACTTTAAAGAACAAGCACCAAGTTTTCAATTCAGCTTCAGAAATTTGCAAACCACGAATCGGCTCTTTTTCCAATTTCTCAACAGCCAACAAAGCAGTCAAGTACAGAATAAAGTTTTTGTAAGTACCGGCAGCATCATTGATGGTGTGGTTAGGTTGTTTCAGTAAGCTCCAAACATCTTGGAACAAATCACCACCAAATTGTTTCGTATAGACTTCAGACAAAGTCATGATACCTTCATTGGTTTCATCATCTTCAGTACGAATCAATTCTACCAACAAACTGTTTTCAGGATTTTCAAAAGTCGGCTGAGTAGCTGGTCCACGTTGACCTGGGTTGTACAAAGACATCAGGTTTTGAATACGAGGCAAGATTTTCTCGTAGACAAAGCTTGGTACTTCAATTTGATTGATTTTGAATTGAGAGAAAGGATCTACTCGTACAGAGAGTCGTTCACTTACATCAGCCACGACATCACGAATAATAGGGCTGACTGTATTACGAGTAAAACTCAATTGGTTTTTAAGAGGATTGATGCATTGCTCTTCAATCGCATCGTAAGCTTGATAAATCGCTGCACCTTCAGTAAAACCAAATTCAGTATAGCATTTATCAATCACACTACCCAAAGAATGTTCTAAACACTCCTGAGAAGCAATCAAGCTTTCACTAGGCATAGCGTTTTGTACCAAAGCATCCAATGCAGTACCTGCTACAGCCTTCAATTTAGTACCAGGCAATAAAGTACTTTGTGCAACATCATTTGCCAAGTTGATTAAGTTTGGTCCAAACATTTTAATTATTCTCCCTTAGCAATAATACGACGTTGCAGTTCTGCTAACGCCATCTCTTCCAGAATAGGTTGATTAATCAGTTCACCTTCTACAGAGCCAGACGCTCCAGTCACATCACGAATTAAGCGCTGTGCAAAAGTACTGACTAATGAAGCTGCCGCAGCCAGTACAGTAGCATTTTCAGTATCTTTAACCATTTGATCCATAGTTACGTTTCCTAGATCTAAAAAACAAAAATAGTAAAGCTTAGAAATAATAGAGTGCTCTAGTCAATAGAGCACTCTTATATTCCTAATCAGGTAAAGTAATCTTTATTTATTCGACAGGTATTCCTGTCCAATGCGTTTAGACATTTCCACCAGAATGCTGTTGGACATACCCATTAAGAATGGACTGTTTACAATACGATTATAAACCGATTGACTACCAAAGACAGCATCAATCTCTTCACCTGGTTGATTATCCTCAGTATTGATCCGAGGAGATTCTTCAAAGACATGAGCAATAGTCGCCTTTAACTGGGCGCCAAAAACCAATTTCGTAATATTCACATGATTCGCTACATCACGCAGTGTGCTAAGACACATCCCTAGCTTTCACTAGGATACTAGACTATATCTACACCCTAATCAATATTAGGGGCTTCTTGTTTCCATTTAAAGCTTTCGCTACCCGCTTGGGCCGTACACGGAGGCTAACCCGTTAGTCGTTGAACGTTCCTATTATAAAATAGGCTTCGCTGCTGACTACCCATTGTATCATCCATTACGATTGTCACTGTATTCTTAATAAATACGAGTACGTAAGGCTTTAGGGCTTCCCAGCAATTAAAGAAGAGATCACTTACCAATTACTCAGTAAGCGGACAATTAATTTCATCGCCTTGTGATAAATAGTTTTTGCTCGTAATGGTAAACTTAATTACAGCAGTATCGAGTAATAAGGGATTACCATTGACTCGATAAGTATCGTCTACCATTCCAGTATAAGGCATCTTACCTAATGCCTTTTGTCTGGCTACAATCTTAGAGTCAGATAAGTTTGCAATCTTCCTCAAAGATTCACTCATGTCTTCTTTATCACCATTATAGAATACTTCTACTTTATCGACTACACCTTTTACACTACTCTTAGGCACATTAGCAGAAATACTCTTTAAGAGATCTAAAGATTCTTCATCAAAGAGTTTCGTATCATTCGTTAAAGCATCCTCAATAAAGCACAATGGATCATCTACCATTACCTGAGTACCAGGCTTAGCCAATCGATGAATACTTTGTTCAAAGTTTACGACCACTTCTTTAACTACAGTGGTTTGAATTTCAGTGTCTAAACTCAATCGTTTTGAAATAGCAGTCGAGTCTTCATACGTATAAGGACTCTCCATTAATGCCACTCGTACTAATTTACCAGGCTTGTAAGCAATGCCTTTGGGATTTAATGGATCCTTAGTAAAGAATCCAGAGTGATAAGCAATCACATCACCTGCATCTAATTTATCTCCTACTTTTACATTAGAGACAACATCATGAGGCATGGTGAATCCACCACTACTACCGAACTTACGACCAATCTCTACATGACGTAAAGTACCATCTTCGTATTGTACCGTAACAGCATAGTCATTGACTTCAATGACTTTACCTGGTTTATCAGCAGTCGCAGCAAAAGTATCTCCAGCCCTTTGTACCAGTTTATTATCATAGCCCGTACGAGTAGGCATTATATGATACCCTGTTGCTGCAATCGTGTGCAATTGCTGCGTCCCAATAAATACTGCTCTTTTTGGCTTTCATTAAATAACACAAGCACTATATGCATTTCTGCATATTCTTGTATTATTACAATAATTAGACTATATCTTACTATAAGCTGGTTAGGCTTACAGTCCGTCCGCTTCAGGAGTCCGCACTAAGCAGACTCCCTACTCTACTCACTTCCACTCGTTAATCCTTATTTACTAACAAGCGTGTTTTCGATAGTCGTTGAACCTTATTCTACTTTATATTCAGGAACAGTAACGAATATAGAGTTTTCTCGACTGTGGTATTCATTAAACACTCTCCCGTCTTTCTTGACGTTCAATTTTAATTTAATTCTACCAAAGAAGAAATCTCTTTCGTTATAACCAGGAAGATGAGTAATGTCGTGGAAGAAGGTATCAAAGTCATTCCAATAATCAGGCATCCTTTCGGAATCCATCTTATAGAATTGTTGTTTAATTCTTCTTCTAATTACACTATCTATCTTATTTCTAGGTAATTGCTCAAAAGCAGAATCTTGGCTGCGGATTTTCTCTATTACTTTGCTTTTTACCGTATCGGTTTGATTAGAACCGCCCTCAGGTATATTGCTATCCTGAGTTGGTACAAAGTACTTGGCGAGAGGTCCCCGCAATTCAAACGGTTTAAGGACGACCCAATCTCTATAAAAGAGCCATTTATAACCCATTACATCAAGCTTGTTCCTACACCGATACGAAATAGTTGTCTTTCCTACATTAAAGAATCTGCCTGCATCAGATACTGATAAGAACAACATTGGTTTTTCGTTTTCATTGTAAACCAATATTGGTTCTAATTCAGTTTTCTTATCAATCAATTCTTTTAACGGATCCATTACCAATCTCCAAGGATTGGGATTGTCTCGGAATTTAACTAAATGCGAATCTGGAACAAATGGCTGTTCTTCTTTAGATAGCCAAAGCCACAGTGTAGATAACGGTAAGTTTAAATACTCAGCCGCATCGCTTAATGTATCAAAATCGTACTCTTGCGTAGTTAAAATATTCTTAACAGAAACAGGTCTTTCTTTCTCAGTTAGAAAGATTAGACCTTCATTAGGAAACTCTTGATCTGGTCGACAGTATTGCCATCCTTCTGGGTAAACCTTGTGAGGATTATCCATACGTCCAGAACCAGTAATTAAATCCTTGCAAATACCTATGTGTTTCTCACAAGCATTACAGCTTTCAAACAAGATAACTTCTTTAGTTTCCCAATTTCTAGCTTTTACAGGGATATACCTATTGATATATCCGCCTTTATCGAAAGCTCTTCTTAAGTTTTCCTGGTTAGTCACTAATTCTAAATTCTCTAAACGGTTATCACTTTTGTTTCCGTTTAAATGATCAGTAACCATTCCTTTAGGCCATTCGGTAGATTCAAGAATATAAGTCAACATGAGTAATCGGTGGATAAAATTCAGTTTAGACTTATTTCCATCGGAAAGATTAACAAATAGATACCCGTCGTTATTCTTAGTAAGTTTAAGCTCTTTGACTTTATCGAATAGGGTGGAAATGACTTTACCATTTTTACTGATAAAATATCTTCCATTATAACCAGGAATTTCTTTAAATGTTTCATTGTTAAACTGCATTGTTTTTAACATCTTCAATTCTCCAAAATAAGAGTGATTAACCTCAGATGTTTTACAACGCTATAAATATTTTACAATATGCAGTAGACGCATAACTTCTTGTGAGTTTAAATAGCTCAGCTCAATCAATCGTCCATATCGCAACAAGGCATCATCATGATCGTAGCACTAAAGACATTCTCTGGTTTCAGATCAGGATTCATTTCACCTGTACCTGTATTCTCAGGAATGCCGTAAAGATTTGTAAACTTAGGATTAGCTGACATGTAGGTACTAATACCTGCATCTGAGCTATCCTTCGTTGCTTCAGAGACGATACCAATAGCGTTTAAGTGGTGTTGTCGTGTTCTTTTCACCATGGATTGTTTAGAACGACCACCATTACCTGTAAAGGTAATTTCTTCACTTTGCTTCAATTCTTGCAAAGGATTCAGTGTTTCCACAATACGTTTTGTGGTGTCTTTATTAATAGCCATCCAAACGGCTTCAGGATTCAATTCTACTGGGTAGTTGGCTTTGATACCGTGACGATTGTGTTCACGCAGTGCTCGTACTAAATGCATATACACTTCACCTGCCATTCTTTCAAAACCACGAATCCTTTGTTCGGACATGTCGACTTCATCTTTGTGCTTATAATCCACTAACATTTCTACACAGCGAATCAATAAACCACCAAAGTCTACAGGCTCTTTCATGTCAATCAAAATCCGCTCAGTAATTGGATCGACAAACATGTTATAATAAAGATCAATTTCTTTTAAGTAACGACCAGGAATCTTAATAGATTCTAAAAGGTTAAAGAATTGCTCTTTTTCATTCAGGTCGTAAATAGACAGACGATTCAAATCTGGAATCTTACTCAAGCCTGCCATGATCAAGCTTGTAATTCTATCTCGTTTAGAGAGGACTAGATTAAAGTCATTAAAGCGAATAGCATATTCATGACTTTCTAGTTTCAATCGTTTTCCTACTGGTTCAGTACGATAGTATTTAGGTTCTAAAGAAGCTAGTAACTTAGTAATGCCTAATCGGTAGCAGAGTACCAACCCAATCGGAATGGCTTTACCCACGATATCGATATTAACGGTTTCAGTAGGTGCTTTAACAGGATCTAATCCACACAATGTTTCAATCGACCCTAATTCTACTAAATTACCATCTTGAATAGAGTAGAAGTTATTGTCTGGATCAATAGCTACAGGATATTTCTTCTTGTGTGTACCCACGAATACCATATTCGTCGTTTCAGCTTTAATGACAAAGTCTCGACCAAAACGCTCTTCAGCACTCTTGCGATCGAAATACAAGAAACACTCTTTAGTGGTAATCGCTTTAAAGTTACGAGACAATACTGAATAAACATAAGGTGCTTTTAAGTGATTGTCGAACATGTCACCAGAACGTGTTTCTAATACGTCTTGGTTTTCATTATCAAAAGCATTCTTACGAATACCGGCTACTAACCATTTCTCGTAGTTAAAGGCACGAGAAGTATCACGAGAAGCAAATGTCTTACCAAAGTAACTCGATAAAGATACCGTACTGTCGTCAATCTTACGAATCGGTAAATCGTATCGTTGATGGCAGTAAGTATAATTCTTACCGCCAATCGTAAATGTACCATCAGGATTAATCTTAGGTAATTTCACTCGTATCGTAGAAGCTTCACCTTCAATCGGTTTAATCTTCATGGAGTAAACAGTATAAGTACCAGAAATGTTTTCTACTTCTGATTTCTTAATATCCTGTACGACTACACCTGCAGCTTGTACACCTACCATCATGGAAGCGACATCACGCTCTAAGAATTCAGTAATGTATTTTTTATCGAATACTTTTAAAGTCGAAATGCCTTTAGTATCTTCTTCAGTAATATTGAGTTCTTCAGGCTTGATATCAATCATCTCACCTACAGTACGACTACCTTCTTTACTTAATGTTAAAGTATTGTATTTACCAAAAGCTTTTCGTATCCCATCGAACTTACTTACAGTCATGGGATTACTTTTGGCATATTCCTCTAATACGAGTTTACCTTTAACACTGGGAGAAATAGGCGCATCGACTTTCTTGACTAAAGTAACTTTATCTTCAGTCTTGTAGTTTTTCAAATCCAATACATCAGACGTATCGAATTTACCACCAATGGCTTCATCAAACTCTGCTTCTTGTTCAGAAACGATTGGCACTAACTTGCTTACCTTAGTGAGCTTATTTAAAGTCTTAGGATCGTCGACTACTTCGACTAATTCTTCATCTTCTTCATCGAGGATATCAGAGACGACTTGTACTTCTTTATCTTCATGTACTTCGCCTAATTCATTGTAGTACTCATCTTCAGGACGAGAGACTTCTTCCTCTTCGCCTTCTTCAAAGTCTACATCTTCTTCCTCTTTTTCAGCATTTCTCAAATCCTGACCATACTGGCGTTCGTAATCCTTAGGATTGTATCGATTAATGTCATCCTCTTTAGCAATAACATCATCTTCATCTGTTTCAATACTAGCATCATCACTCACTTCAAGATTCTTTTCAGCAATCTCTTCTTCAGTTAACTCAATGCCTTCTTTAGTCAAAGCAGCAGTATGCAATTTCAACAGAATATTGATAAACTGCTTACTCATCAGACGAGCATCAATCTTACCATTAGGATTCTCAAAGCTTTTTCGCCATTCGTCTAATAACCCTAGATTAAATACTGTAAAGACATTATTCTTTACTAATACTACATTAATCTTATCTAATAGACTCTTAGGCATTTTAGCAAATACAGATTTCTCTCTATTTAAACCAAGCCACTTCCACATCTCCAATACAAAGATGTTTTCTAAGTTATCTAATTTCCTAAATAACTCTACATTCATCCCAGTAATGGATTTCTTTAAACTAGAAATAGGCATCAATTCATTCGGTACATTGATTACCCAGAATTGATTATAATACCCATTATAGTTATTCTGTACATCTACCATACCTTTCAATACAGTATTCAGTACATTCATGTTTTTATAATAGCCTACATGAGTCGTATTACCTAGATACTTATATCGCCTATCTATTAACGAATAATTCAGTACCAAAGGCACCATCATCTCAGGCTTGTACTTATCCATTTCCACGACTTTCTTAAACCGTCGATTCAACTTCAAGTACTTTTGTAATTCTACTACTTGAGTAGCACTTTTAATCCCTAAAGTACCCAATCGAGAAGCAATATCCATGTAGGAATAAATAGGGACTTTTAAAGAGCCTTTCTTAAATAAAGCATTCTTCTCACTAGGACCAATATCTGCACTACTACTCGGAACATAGTGGTAAGCAGATTGTTTCGGTAAGAAGAACTGACTGGTATTAAAGATCCTGGGATTCCCATAATGGGTAACCATTCTGTTCCCAAGCTTTAATTGAAATTGTTCAAAGTTAATCATTCTGAAAAAGCTTCCTTTAAACAGCAGTTTATAAAAATGTTAAATTAGTAAAATATACTCTCCAGGGACGAACCACTGGAGAGCATACTTCATCAAAATGATTTCTATAACCTTAAAGAATATTCCCTATACACTAGGTACATCAGAAAGGTTATGGCAAACAAATTTAACGGTATCGTAGTTCACAGAATAACGTATAGAACCATCTGGTCCTACATAAGCCCGTTTTTGTTTCTTGTACTGAATAATTTCATTGCGTGCTTCTTCAGTTAAAGCAGAGAGGATATTTTCCCTATCCCCGTCGAACGGTGACCAGTAGAGAATGAAAAATATAAACAAAATGTCTCGTATTTACGAGAGAAATACCTAAATATTTCATTATCGGGTAATTGATATTAATTATATTAGGTATAACTACTATATGAGACATTAAGATTTAATTAATCTTTCCGACTGGTGAATGGACTATATCATCACCGACATGCTTGTGCTACCAACACAAATGTTTCGGAGTACCATGAGTAAGATGGTACTGATGCATAGAGGTTTATCAGACCACTGCACCTGCCCTCCATTTCAGGATTGTCATCACGACAACGCCTTACGCCTTTCGGCTAGTCTCTGAACACAAATCCTTCTCTAAATAGAGAATAGGATTCTTCGCTGCGGATCGCCCTACTGATTTATCTCTTTTACTGTACTCTGGTTAGTTACTCCAGACCCTACTGCGTATTACTACCAGTAGTTAGTGTATAAATCTTTTACAGGGTGTTCCCGTCAATTAGAAGGGTTTTGCTTAGTTGTGTTTCTACAACTTTGGGGACCACGACTTTTTCAACAAACATTTATTTAAAGAAAGGAAATTCGCATGTTGCGCAATTACCATAAAGACATTGATAAAACCTGTTTCTTCCGAGATCCAAATAATGGTATTAAATACTATACCGATATTGATGGCAATATATTTAGAATAGCAAACGGAGACATGAAGGTTATTACGCCAAAATTCATTGAAGGCCAAAAATACGTTTATATCCAACCTTTAGACAAATGGATTCGCGTAGCTAACATTGTTAACTATTCCTTTAAAGGAAAGTATCAAGATGTATTTGACGAATTAATGGAACAACAAATTATCTTCTTAGATGGAAATACCAGTAATATCCACCCATCTAACATGATTTGGGGAAATGCTAATTCTAAAGACGATAAAGAAGGATTTAGAATCATTCCAGGCTTTGTACAATACCGAATCAATCGACAAGGTGTGATTAAAACACCTCGAGGTGGCTTATTAAAAGGACGTCCTACTGAAGGATCAAGTTCACCAGGTGCTAAAACTTATCTGAAGCTTAATCTAAAAGCAGACGTTAGTGGTAAAGTAAGAAATGGTAAAGAGTATCCTTACGTATTAGTCAGTATACATCGTTTACTGGCATTAGCTTACCTACCGATACCTGTTAACTTCTACAACATGGATGTTAGCCATATTAACGATGATTCTTTAGATAATCGAGTTGAGAATCTAGAATGGGCTTCTCGATCAGCTAACAATAACCGAGCACTAGAAAACAACCTAGTAGCAGGAACCAATCCTGTTTTAATTAGAAACTTCAATACCGGTGAGGTGACTAAATTTGGTAGTATTGGACAGTGTGCTCGTTTCTTCAGTATCCATAAAACGAAGATCACTACTTTCTGTAAGACTAAAGGACAAAAGGTATTTCCAAATGGTTATCAGTTCTGTAGAGAAGATGAATTTACAGAATGGGGAACCACTCCTTACAATTACAGTAATGATAATGCTTCTAAGTGGCAGAATAGTATTAAGAAAAATGCTATTGAGACAGCTTTGGATATCAAACTTCCATTAAGCATTTACGATGAGAAGACTGGAGAAAGTTATTTGATTGAAGACCCTAGTGAATTAAAACGATTCTTTGGTCTATTACCTGGCTATAAGATCTTTAAATAAAATTTGTATATAGATAAAGTATAAGATAGTATTAGGGAGGTATTAGTTTACTTCTCTAATATTATCTACTGGTGGAAATTTCGTCCCCACCTTGCCCCCCGAGTGAAGCTAACGGCGGACATAAAGAAGTAATGGTGTCTACACCATTAATAGGAAACTGATAGAATGGTTCTACGGTTTCGTCAATTTCCCAATCGTCATTTAGCATACGACGCTTTTCAGCTTTCGTAGTCGTCATGACTTTGGCAAAGCTAGGTACGTTACTTTCAATACCTGTAATTGGATAACGTACAATACTGCTTGGTGCATTATCAATTAAGTGTATCGTCGCAATATACAACAATTCAATAAAGGTTAAAGGCGTGACTAAATCACGGCTTTTATCCTTAGGTAATTCTTCAATACCATTGAGTATCTTAAAGGTTCCGTCTTCTCCTTTATAAATCAGAGCAAGATATCGACCATCTACTTCAACAGGATTGTGTCTTACACTTGTAGGACGGAATCGCTGAATCAATTTCTTAATCCCTTCATCCGACTGAAACAAGTCATGCCATTGTTGGGATAAATTCACTTCTTCAGACTTCAAAGTTTTCTTATTCACCAATCGAACAGGTTCTAATGGGGAAACAAACTTCTCAGCTAAAAAGCTATTCTTAATCCCACGTACAGAAAAAGGTAGACAACCGACTAACTGTTGGAATAAACCTACCATGGTATCGTTAAAACCAATATTGGCTTTATCGTTTAAGAAACGACCTGAAGGTTTAACAGCCGTAATCACGTTAGCTGTACCATTAGCTACAGTACGTGAAGCCCATTTACCTTGAATCAATTTCTTCTTACCATGTCCTGTGATTTCACCTAGATACATGTAAAGCTTCAAAGCAGTCTTCTGTATCGCATTACGCGTAGAGTTTACTGCGCTAAGATTCATCTTAGTGGAAACACTGGATAGAGAATTTGCTAAAGAGATTAACTCACGATAGATTTGGTTAATCTCGTCATGATCTACCATCCCTTCTTTAAATTCCACATCTCGATAGCCTGCTTGTAAGACAATAAACTTATCGAGTTTATAGATTCGTCTGTGTTTCTTTAAAAGTTCGTTGAGTTCTTTACGCTTAGGTGAGTTGGTTTCAGGCATGACTAATTCATCTAAGTGCCGCATGAAGAAGTCGTATCCTGTTTCACCATCTAAAGCATTAGACTTATCAAAGAACTTCGTTTCAGGATTCCACTTAGCAAAGGTAATACCATCCATGATTTCTTCTAATAAAGAAGAAGAGGAAATCAATTCCCGATATACGACAGGATGGATAATCTCGACATTTAAGTCAATATACGCTTGCTTGGTCATCCGCTCTGGAGAACCCATTGCACTGAAGATTTCGTTAGACCATAAGCCTTCTGGATGAAGTTGATAGTTTGCCCCTGTAAACATCTGGGTAGACTTAACAGGATTTAAACTACGATACAATTCACCTTGATTTAAGTTCAGTAAACTAAGATTAAAAGGCTTTTGATGATCAAGTGCTTTTTTGATCTTATCGTCCATAAAGTTTCATGACTTCCTTTCTGGTTAAAAATACATTGAAGAAATAAAAGCAGTCTTATCTATATAGCAATTAATCTATATAGAAGATATGACTACTTTGGCTTGTAAATAGAGCCATCTATAAAATATTCAAGCTTTAATTAAAATTAAAACAGGAGTACTTACATGGCGATTAAAAATCGTGTAGGTAAAGCTGTAGCCGATGACTTGGACTTTAAGTTCGATTTTGATAGCTACGAGGATCAGTTCCCAGATAGTTGGGATACGGTATCCGAGGAATACAGTAAGGCTGAAGCTTCTCGTTCCCCAATTACCAAAGCACGCAATAATGTTATTGCAGGCTTAAAAGACGGTTTAATGAACCGCACGGGGATGGAGCAAGTCTTAAAATCCGCCTTCCCCTCTGAATACGGAGAAACCTACGATAACATTACTTCTGTATTGTCAGGTGTCAGTGAATCTTCCGATCTGGTTAGAAAAGAATTTAACCGATTAAAATCTCGTGGTAAAGCTTACTTAAGACAACTCGCTCCCGTAGGGGATATGATGGGTTTGAGCAAGCTTACCGATAAACTCAATGACTGGGGACGAGACGATTCCGATACAGATACCTACGGTCAAAGTAATATAGATAAACAGCGTGAACGCGAAGACAGTATTCAGGCTTCTTTAGGCGAACTCTTCTCCATACAAAACCGTGTGGCTGAACATCGTTCTAAAATCGCAGAAGCCAAAGAAAATCAAAAAGAAGCTGTAGAAACCGTTCGTTTCGAAGGACAGATTAAAGCCTTAGCTTCCATTGATTCTTCTTTAAGAAATCAAGTTTCTTTCCAAAATAAGAATACGTTTAACTACTATCGTAAATCGATAGAAATCCAATTGCGTAAGTATCACCTCTTAAGTGATATCTACAATACCCAAACACGTACCTCAGAAGCCTTAATCCAAACCTTAAACGAAATCAAACTCAATACTGGCTTACCTGAATTTGTTAAAATGAGAAATTCAGAAGTCGCTAAAGAAATGATGCGTTCTAAAGCGATTGAAGGAATACATAAAGGTATCTTTGGTAGTGGTGATTTTATTACTAAGTTAACTGAAAACTTAGTGGGTAGTGTCCGTAATGCAATTGGTAGTTTTACAGATATTACCGATTTGTTAGACCCTATGGTCGAACAAGGTACTTCTACCATTGTGGATGATGATCCATTAGGTCGTGATGCATTACACTCTGGCGTGGCTAATGTCTCTCCTACTCTCTTTGGTTTATTGGGTAGGAAGATATTAGAGAAATCCAATAAAACGAAGTTTGGTCGGAAAGTCTATAAGAATGCCCAACGTTTAAAAGCCTTTAATGATAACTTAGGCGAAAACGTATTAGGTGCTTTTAAATCCGGTAAGATCCATCAGTTCGGACGTAAGATAGATAAAGAAGGTACCTTATCCGATGCAGTAGTAGACTTCATGCAACAATTGGTTTACCAGTCTGTCAACCAAAGACAAGGTGCTCAATTAGACATTGAAGGTTACGATAACTACGGAGACCAATTAGGACGAGATCAACTCTCTTCTAAAGCTCAGCGTGTGGTGATTCCAGGATATTTAGCTCGTATCTTGAGAGAGTTAACCATTATCCGAACTGGACAAGACGCTCCCTTACTCGAGTATAACTATCGTACCAATAAGTTTACTTCTTCCGATAGTCTTACTAAGGATATCTTAAAAGCAGCAGTCGGACAAAAGAATGTTCAATCTATTCGTAACCTCGGTACCAGTGCCATGCAAACTGCTGGCTTGTTCCAAACGAATAAGTTAACCGGACAAAGAGAATTAACCGATGGGTTTACGAACAATGACATGCTCGCTATTGGTAATGTCTTAGTCAATGCCGCTTCGAATAATATTGCAGTTGATGCGAAGTTCTTATCCAATCCTAATTCTTTCAAAGAAGCTATTGGTTCAGAGAAAGCAGAAATCCTAGCCGCTCGTTATCGTAAGATTTCTCGTGAAGACAAAAAAGAAAACAAACAAAACCGAGTACGTGGTTTCTTTGGCTACGAAAAAGATCGTTTAGGTTCTTTAGGTGGTAGTGCGAAAAACGTATTGAAATCCATGGGTATTCCTGAGAGTACTTTACAAGCCATTGTCAATGCAGGACATGGTGGTAAACTCAGACAGATTGGTTTGATTGATGGAATGGGTAATGTTAATACCAATAAGTTAATTGAATTATCCCAATCCATTGACAACTACGATGACTTCTTAGAAGTGATTGGTATTGATGATGAAATAGGTCCTTTAAAGAGAAAACGCTCTAAAGGCATGAAAGGTCCGAAAGGCCCGACTGGTACTTCCTCTTATCAGGTAGGTGACAAAGTCATTATCCCAGGGATTACACCTAATCGTCCTCAAGACATGGTTTCTTCTCAACAAGGTTTAGCAGCTTACTTAGCCGATTCTAACGATACACCTTACTTAGAAATCATTTCTCATCAACTCTCTTCTTTAAACGAAACCTTATCAGGCTCTACAGGATATATTCCAGAACCTAGAGAATCTGCATTCTCATCTGGCTTATCTAAAGCTTTCGCATGGACGAAGAAATTCTCTTCTAAGTGGTACGGTAAAGCCATGGATCGTTTCCATCAAGAATGGGAAGGTGAGAGAGGCCAATACATCCGAGATAAAGCCCATGAGTTTGGTGTAAGAGGTAAAGTAGCTAAACGTAAGTTTGATCGTAAGACTGCTTCTGCGATTAACAAGATTAAAGCCAAAGGCAAAGAGATTGGTGACTTATACCATGGTGATTATCAAGAGCCTATTCTGAAAGCTCGTGACTTCATTAAAGGTAAATACCGAGATGCTGAAGGCAAAGTGATTGAAAGTATTTCTGACATCAAAGGACATGTGTTCGATGAAGAAGGAAATGTGATTGTCACGAAAGAGGATTTACTCAATACCTTTTATTACGATCCCAAAGGGCGTATTCTAGAATCCAAACACATTAAGTCTTTAATGGATGGATTTGAAGATCAAAAAGGTAAAGCGAAATCTCGTTGGGAAAGAGCGAAAGAAGGATTTAGTAATAAGAGAGAAGAATACTCATCTCGTTTTAGATCATTCTTAAATACAGCGAAATCCGATTTAATGGGATTTTCTCGCAACTTAAACTTACCTGAACCAACAACAGAACAAGACCATTACTTACACACCATTGCTCGAAATACAGCTTCTACCAATGACCTCTTAATGGAAATGTCATTGAAGTTAGAAAACATGCAAATGATGGCAATCAATCAATTTGCCATGGGTGATAACCTACCGGATGAATTGCGTCCTCGATTCATGCAAAGGGTGAAGAATCTATTTAACCGAAATCGTACCTTCCATTTACCGAATCAGCAAAAACACATTGCTCAACGTATTTGGGAATTCGGTGGATGGTTAGGTAGTTCTACTACCTCAATGGCAATGGCAATGACCCGTGCGTCAGGTAACCTATTAGGTAAAGGTTTAAGAACGGGTTTATCCTCAGCTACCAGTCTTTTAGGCTTGGGCATGGACATGGGTTCTGACTTCATTGGTTCTTTAAAAGGTAGAGCCAAAGTCACTTCTCATCGTGCTCAAGACTTAGCAGATGCTAATAAACATAAAGTCTTAGACGTTTATCGTAAAGGCGATAAAGAGCCATTAATTCGTGCCAGTGAAATGAAGAAAGGTAATTACTACGATGAAGACGGTAATCCCGTAAAACAATTCGTTGATGTAAAAGGTGACCTTTACGACATTGATGGTAACTTAGTCTGCTCTTACGATGACTTTAAAAATGGTTACGTAAAAGACGGTGGAACGTATAAGATTGTTAAAGCCTTTAACTGGTTTAGAGACTATACTTCCAATTTAGCCATTACTGCTGGTAAATGGGGTTTCCATGGTTTAACCTTACCCATTAAAATTGCCAAAGCTGGTTTCTCAGCCGTACACGGTGTTCTGCGTCGACAATTGAAGATGCAGATTAAAGACATCTACGTGAAGGGTTATCCAGATAAACCCGTTATCTTAGCACGTGATTTACGACAAGGCAAATGTTTCGATAAAGAAACGGGTAAAGTCATTCATGACATTTCCCAAATTTCAGGTCCAGTTGTAGACAGTGAAGGTAATGAAATCTTAACCAAAGAAGATTTACGTTTAGGTTTGGTAGATTCTCATGGTAAAGAATTTACAGACCACTATCGTAACTTCTCAGGTACCAAACAATGGTTAATTGCAAAATCTGTAGGGGTCGGTTTAGACATTGTTAAAGGCTCTGTAAAACTAGGTATTGCAGGTATTAGAATGGGTGTGAACATGGGCAGATCCATGTACAACTCAGCTAAAGCATTCTTAGGTTTAGGATTTAAAGCAGGTACTAAAGGTTTACGTTTAATGGGTGGGGCTTATAACTCCATCTACGATAAGCTAACAGGTAAGATTAAAGATCCTGCTGATGCACTTTATGCTGGTCTCTCCATGACCAATGAAACTAACCAATACCTCTATGCTATTCACACACTCTTAGATCAACGAATGCCGATGCCTAATGCTAGAGCATTTGGTGATGTAGATGGTGATGGACTTCGTGAGAATGGTATTGCCGATATACGTCAACGTAATCGATTAGCGAAACTCAAAGCAGCAGAAGAGAAAGCTCTAGCTAAGCGTGATGAACGTTTAGCGAACATGATTGGTGACAGAATCAAAGGCAAAGGTAAAAATAAGACTAAGGAAGAAGAAAAAGAAGAAGACAGTATCTTCGAAAACCTCTTAGAAGGTTTAACCGAAGGTATTGGTATGAAGATTCTTGGTGCCTTAGGATTAGGCAGCCTATTTGGTGGTGGGGGCGATGATGGCTCTGCTGCTGATTACTTACCTGATGGTCCAGATGGTGAAAAAGGTAAAGGTAAGCCAGGACGTAAGCCTAAATCAAGAGCTGCTAAAATGCGTCAAGCCATGAGCCAGAAGTTTAGACGCTCTAAAGCTGGTAAGGCACTCAATGCTGCTAAGTTAGGTATCTTCGCTAAAGGACAGCAAGCAATGACTGCTGGTCGCACTGCACTAGCACCTGCCGCTCGTACTGTAGGCACTGGTTTAGGCATGTTGAAATCTGGTGCAGGTAAAGGTCTAGCTCTAGCTGGAAAAGGTTTATCTGTAGCGGGTAAAGCGATTCCTTACTTGGGTGCGGGTTATGCTGCTTACTCTGGTATTGAAAACTTATCCGAAGGTAACTATGGTGCCGCTGCAATGGACCTAGGATTAGGTGCAGTGAGTGTACTAGGGGTAGGTGGTACCCTGTCTGCTTTAGGCTCTGTAGGAGGCGCTGTAGCCGCCGCAGGAGCTGCTCTATTACCTTATGCCTTAGCCGCTGCCGGTGTGGCTCTAGCAGGTTATGTAGCCTATAAAGGCGCGCGTAAGCTCTACGACATGTACAAAGGCAGTAAAGTAGGTGATTTAGAAAAAGCACGTTTAATGCTTTACGGTTTTGATCATGAAAAAGATGATGACTGGACAGAGAAGATCCTGAAGTTTGAACGCTATGCAATGGATGCAATTGTAACCGGTCCAAATGGCTTTACTTTAGATCCTAAGAAAATGGATCCAGAAGTCGCTTACGATCTCTTCGGATTTAAAGAGAACGATGCGATGCAATCTCAGAAATGGGTGATCTGGTTTAATCAACGATTCATTCCTGCGTTTAGTAAATCATTAAACGTATTGAAACAAATCAATCCGAAGTACACCATTGAAGACTCTTACAGTCTAGAAGGTGAAAATGCTACCAAATACTTAAATGCCATTAAGCCTGGACCTAATGAATACAACGCCATGTATTCTCCGTTTAAAGACTTAGAAGCATTGTCAGTAAATGGTGCTCAAGCTTTGGAATTCATCAATAAAGTATTAGAGAAAGTCTCTAAAGGCGAATCTCTAGGAAACGATGGATTC